CGTGAAGGCCTTTGAATACTTCCTGACTGCGGAGCCTGAGCTTCTGGTTGGACCATCGCGGTTCTCCTTACGCAGGCCGACGAAGATTGTTTGTATCCTGCCGATGGCAATAATCGCAGCGATCCGTTCCTTGATGTCAAGTTTTTGATTGACGTCGGCGTCCTCAAGTTCGTCAAGCAGCCGCGCGATCTGTTCGTAGAGGCGCGAATTGACGGCGCGCGGGTCGGAGTTTGAAATCGTCATTGGCTGTCCCCTTGTTGAGATTGCAGCGGCCCAAGATTGGGGCCGCGATAGGGTTCACCTTTCAGCAGCGCCCCGGTAGTAGCGCCGGCTGCGCGCTGGCCGGCGGCGCCGATCGGGCGCGCTGCCATGGAGCCTGTCGCATATCCGGCACGCCGCGCAAGGTGATGGAGCGGCCAATGTGCCCAATAGGCGTGCGGTGCGACGGCGAAGCCTGCGCCATGAACGGCGGCGTGTGTGCCCAACGCGGCCGCAGCCCGGCGAGCCACAGGGCTAGCCGCAAACGCCCCTGCTGCGGCGCCGGCCGCCATCTGGGCTTCCTTTGCGCTCCAATAGTCCGCGTCGCTCGTGGTACCCTCCACGGGCTGCAGGCCGGCGGCCACGGCCCCGCGTGTCGCACCGCCGGCAAGGCGGGCCGTGGCCGGAAACCGGGCGGCAGCCGCCCCGACGCGCTTGCCCGTCGCGCTGGCGGCGTCGCTGGCGGCCAGCCGTGCCCGCTTGGCGGCTGTAGGGGGACCGATGGGAGGTGAGGGCGGGTTCGGTGTCTCGAACGCTGGGCGGGCTTTGGAGGGCCGTACAGGCCCCCTTTCCGGACCCGGAAAATAGTCGCGGGGGTGCGTCCAAAGTTCCTTCGCGGCGCCCGGGCCTGTGGTTCCCTCTTTCACTGCGCGCCGGCCGATGTCGGCCGGGGTCTCCACCGCCCGGCGCACGGCGGCATAGCCCCACGGACCAGCCTCCACCGCTGACCTCACACCTTGGAGGCCGGCTCGGCCGGCTTCGGCAGCCCGGCTGGCCTGACCGGCGAAGCCCGCCGCGCGGGCAAGGCCGCCAAGCGGGATGAACATCGAGCCGATCTCGCCGCCGAGTTCCGCGACCCTTCCGGTCGTGGTCGAACGGCCATAGTTGCGCCATTCCTTCATTGCGTCGCGCAGGAACTGTGGCGCGACCCGCATGCGCCGGCCGGTGATCTTGTGCAACAGAAACTCGGCAAACTGTCCCATACCCTCCAGCGGATCGCCGACAACGCCATAAGCGCCACCGGCCGCCCCCGTGCCCAAGGCCGAGTTCTCAGCTTTGGCTGGAGGCGCTTTGGCTGGGGCCGCTGCTGCGGCGGACGGCCGGGCGCGACTGTGCTGCCGCTGCACCCGGGCAATCACGTCAGCCTTCGACATGCCCTCGGGCGCGGTGACCTTGTAGCGCGTGCCGTCCGGCGCCGAGATGATCCACTCGGTCATTGCATCCTCTCGATCTTCACTCCGTCGTTCGGCGTCTGTTCCCGCTCAAGTTTTTGCAACAGTCTGATCGCAGCGCCGACGCTCTCTTGCGTCGGCGAGGGTTCGCTGACGTACTCCGGGCCAAGCGTGTTCTCGATATTGCTGGCATTGGGTCCGGCGACATAGCCCAGATAGAGCTTGCCAAGCGATCCGATATTACGGCCGACACCGGCGACGTAGCGCTGCACCAGTGCGTTCATGCGGTCATGGGCGAGTACCTGCCGCCGCTGGACCCCAGCGATGACGTTATCGACGCCGTACCATTTCCAGTCCAAAGTGGCCATGTCATCGTGTCGGCCTGTCACTGTCGGTTTGCCGCCGGTCAGAGCGCGCTGTGTCTCATTGGCGACGGCTTCTGTATCCGTTGCGATCTCCATGATCAGCCGCTGCGCTTCCGGCGGCACACGCCCCAGCCAACTACGTCCTACGGGGCCGGCGCCCGCATAGCCCTGAAGGAGGCTGAGATCGTACTTCTTCAGTTCGTTAAGATCGCGTTCCAAACGTCCGGCGTGGAAGTCAAGTGTCGCGATTGACGTCATATTGCGGGCATCCTGCCCGGTGGCAAAGCTCAGTTTGGTCGCATATCGAATTTTGGCACTGTCGGCCGTGAAGGTGCTATCGGCCTTCTGTCCAAGGCCAAGAACTTTCTGGATGTAGCTCAAGTTTCGCCACCCCGACAGCGGGACTGGAAAGTCGCCGGAAATATAGCCACGCAAGGTTTTGGCGAACTCCGGATTGACGCCTTGCAACGCCGTGAAAACGTCCTCTCTCTTGATTTTGGGATCGTTCATAATGCCGACCATATCTCTTTCGATCTCGTTCCTGCGAGCGACCCCGTAGCTCTTGATGATCTTTGGGATCGGCGCGAGTTGCGGACTGGGGATCGTGCCATTGGCAAGCTGCTGCCCCAACTGGTCGATCTGGTAAGGGTCAAATCCCTTTGAGCGCGCCAAGTCCAAGGTTGGCGAGTGCTTGTCCTCGATGGTTTGTAGTGGTGGAGGTGTGTCAGGTCGTGTCGAGGGCTGCCCCGTTGGCGCTCGCGCAGCCGGCGCGGCTTGCCCCGGCACAGCGCCTTGCGACGGTGTCTCCGCTTGCGCAAGCTGTTGCGCCCCGGGCTGTGGAGCGTCGCTCATGGTGCCGGTATCGGCCTGCGCTAACTGGATTGGCCGCTGGGCAGGCGCCGCCTGCGACGTTTGATCATCTGTGTCGGCTGCATCTGCGGGCGGAGCTGCTGGCGCTGTCTTGGCTGGGGTCTCAGATGGCGTTTCAGTCTCGGCCGGCGTTTCAGTCTCGGCCGGCTCGGTTGTGTTAGGTGCCTCACCCGGTTTGGTGGTGCCAGCATTAACCGGATCGGCCGGCCATGACAATTCGGTCTCGCCGGGTTGTCCCTTCGCGGGTGGTGCGGGCACTTGTCCCGGGGGTGTTGGCGTCGTCCCAGCATTCGGATGCAGCTTGTACGGCTCAAGCTGATCATCGGCGTCCTTCTGCTTCTGCTTGATCGTATCGAGACGTGACTTCGCGATCTCTAGATCGACCGCCGCCCGCTGTTTCTTCAGGTCTTGGCTTGACCCGTCGAGGTACTTCATCAGCTTGTCAACGGCAGAATAATCGCCGCGCTCAATCAAGCCTTTCAGGAACTCGTGGTTATACTGCCATGCGAGTTGCCAAAGACGATCGTGTAGCTCTTCAGGCTCGACGATCTTGCCATTTTCGTCCGTAAAGGCGTGATAGGCCTCCTTGGCCCGCCGGATGAACTCGTCGAGCCTGTAATCCGCCAACTTCATGTTGGTGATCATTTGCTGATGGCTGGCACGCGCCTGCTGCGCGAAGCCCTTGCTGAAAGCATCGCGTCCGGCGAAGTAGTCTTTGCCAGCTTGGATCATCGGCATCGCAATGCCGGGCGCCGCGTACTGTCCCAAGCCGGTCGTGAGCCCGTGCATGATGCCGGGCATGTCGCGCTCGGTCGGCACATGCATGCCCTCGGGCGTGCCGCCTTGGTAATTCTTCATCCCGGCCAGCACCCAGTCGTCGGTGCCCCAGTCGGTGTGCGGCCGGTCGCGCAGCGCCGGGTTCATGTAGGTCGGAACATAGGGGGTGAACGGCGGCACGTCGCCGATTGGTCCCAGCCGGCGGAAGCCGTAGGGCGCGGCGTCGTCATCCAATCGTTGCTTGAACCCGGTCTGTTCCGTTGGCTGTTGCGGTTGCGGTTGCGGCCCGCCGACCTGACCCTGTGCGGGTGGCAGCGCCCATGCGAATGTGTCAGACACGGGGGCCTCCTCCTGCTAGCCGCAGAATGTCATTCACGCCAAGGGCTCTTGCCAGCGGATTGTTGGGATCGGGCATCTGTTTTGGCAGCCCCTCCATCGGGTCTTGGGTCGGCCGCCACGATCTGGCCAAATCGGCGCCGACCGGTTCCCCTCTGCGATCCTCGACATTTGGGCTCTGTCGCCAGCCGGGATAGGCGGTATTGAACTGGCGAGCCTGCCTCTGGGCATAAGCTTCAGCCGCCAGTAGCTGGGCGGGACCGGCCAACCGTGGCAGCGGCTGCAACAGCGAGGCGCGGCTCGCTTCCGGCACGCTGTAGCGCTGGACGCCGCCTTTGTTGATCCTGTTGTAGCGCGCCATCAGATTTTCCGGTGACGGGCGAAGGTAGTCCCGGGCGAATAGCTTTGCCGCATCCTCGGGCGTGCGGGCATTGTTCATGGCCTGCCATAGCTGCGGATAGTTCTGTTTGAGGTTGGCAGCGAGGAACTGAGTTTGCAGTTGTGGATCGCGCCAGTCCCGCCCGTTCAGCCAGCGCGCGTAGTTGTTCCACTCGTCGCCGCCCTCCTGATAGAGCCCGTGCGCATTGTTCGCTTCGGTGCCCCGGAACTCGGGGTGATTGGCCTGATCGGCGATCGCGACGTTGCTCGGGTTAAAATCGCTCTCGGCCCCGACGTTGAACAGGATGCCCTGAATGGCATTGTTGCGGGCTCCACTGGCGCGCAGCGTGTCGGTGACAATCGGCGTCACGGCGGTTCTGCCGGTCGGCATGGTACCGTCGGGCTGCCGGCTCGGAGCGACTGCTGCCGCACCGCCGCCCAAAGGCCGCCGCGTGCCTGCCTCCAAGCCTCCGCTCGGCTGTCCCGAAGCATCGACCGGCTGCGTTGTGACGCGCGTTGGTGCTGTCGTACCCGGTGCCTGACCGGGCGGTCTCGGCCGTGGGGGTATCTGGCCGGGTGCTCCGGGCTGACCGGATGCCCCGACGCGGTTGCCCTGCGCATCGACCAGTCCCTGACCGGGCACAAAACGCATTCCGGGAGGCGCTGGTGGGAAATTCATCGGATTGGTGCCCGGAGGTGCGGCTTGCCCTTGGGCGAGCCACGGAGCTCCCTGACCGCCTTGCTGGCCTCCCATGCCGGGCATGCCGGGCACGCCACCCATCCCCGTCATGTCCTGCACGAGCTTCATCAGGGACTGGGGATTGCCCGACATGATGCCCAAGATGTCGCTGATGATGTTGCCGGTCCCCCCAGCGCCGGGAAAACCACCTTGACCGGCTGCGCCAGTCTGTCGTGTGCTTGAGGGCAGGGTCGTGGCCGCTCTCCCTTGCGCCGGAGGGCTCGTCTGCGCAGGGCCGGGGCTGGGGGCCGCGTCCTGCGAAGCCGAAGGATCAGTTGAAGTATCTGGAGGAGTACCTGCGGAGGGATCGGCGCGCTGACCGTAGTTTGGCCATCCGGGTACGTTGCCGGTATAGCTTGGAACCTGCATCTTGTTGCCGGCGACATCCTGCGCGGATGTTTGCGCCCAGTCCGGCAACTGTACGCCACCTGCCGGTGCCGTTTGCACGGGCGCCTGCTGTGCCGTTTGCACAGGCACCTGCTGTGCCGTCCAGCCGGACGGCCCGGCGACATTCGGCTGTTGCGCGGGCGAGAACGGTCCCTTGCTGGTGTCCATGGCCGCGACTGATGGCGGCACTGGCGTAGGCGCCTGCTGCGGCGCCTGCGGCGCCTGTGGCTGCGGCGTAGGGTCCGGTCCCGTCTGGGTGCCGGCCGGCGTGCTGCTCTGCTGGCCGCCAAGGTCTTCGGTGCCGGTCGGGCCAATGCCTGACTGATTGCCGGTGATCGCGTCCATGGCGGTGGTCGATCCGGTTGGGTCGAACACTTGCGAGAAAGCCTGATCGCCGCCGGTCGCTAGCCCGTCGGTGCCGGTGCCGGTGCCGCCAAATCCTGTAAGCGCACCCAGAGCGTTGCCGGCGCCGCCGGTCAAGCCACTCAACAGCGAGCCGAGACCGCTGCTGCCGCTGCTACCATCAAACAGGGTGCCCATGGCCTATCATCCTACTCCTGCGGCGAGGGCGTCAGTGCCGCCGGCCGCCGCCGCGCCCTGACCCGCCGCCGCTTGCCCGGCAAGCTGGCTCAATTGGTTGTTCTGCTGGGCCGCTTGCTGGTTCTGGGCAATGACGTTTGCGGCGGTGCCGGGAATGGCCGGATTGCTTATGTTGGTGGTCTGAAGCTGGCCTAATGCCGCATTCGCGATGTCGCCAAGCCCACTCACATCCTTTTTCTCGGCGGTTCCGGGACTGCCGAACTGGAGACTGCCGCCTGACGCTGCCGCCGTCGCCGGATCGCCGCCGAACACATTGGGGTCCGGCACGCCAAGGCCAAGCTGGTGGTAGCGATTGCTGATCATCTCGGTGCCGAAGCCCAAGGCCTGCTGGATCGCGTTGATGTCGAAGCCGGACAGGCCGCTGCCGAGAGTGCCGCCTCCCTTGCTGCTGCCGCCGCCGCCGAAAAGACTGCCCATGACTGTCACCCTATGCTGGCGTTACCGCCGCTGGTATCGGTGCTGCCGCCAGTGTCTAGGCTGCCGGTTGTCGAACCGAAATTGCCGCCCGTCGAACCGAAGCCGGCGCTTGACGCCAGATTTTGCAGGCTTGAGTTGGCGGCCTGCGCGGCGGCGGCATTCTTGTCGGCAAGGCCGGCAGCCTCCGAGGCGCCACCGATCCCTGCGGCGGCATCGGCCATGGTTTTCATGGTCGATAGGCCGGTGCCAGAACTGGCGAACTGCGAATTGTTCTTCAGGATGTTCTGGCCCATTGTAAATTCGGCAAGGGCTGCCTGCTGTGGGCTGAGACTGCTGGGGGTGCTGGTGGCGCCACCCTTGCCGCCGCCGAATGCGCTGGATGCCTTGCCGCCCAAGGAACCGAGTAAACTTGTCGTGCCCATGGCTTTACAGCCTCAGATTAAAACGCGGTGAAGTCTCGGTGGCGCCCATCCTGCGCGCCAGCATGGTGATGTCGGCGTTTTCCGACGTGAGGCGCCACGTCGAACACTTCCTCCGCTTGGCCCACTCGACGGACACGCGCAGCAGCCTCAAGGCTTCCCACATGCCGCCGTCATCTGCGCAGATCGCGATGACGTTGCACTCGAACTCGGCGGGTGTCCATGGAACGCAGCACAGCATCGCGATCAGGAGCGCGTTGTCGGTGCGGATCGGAAGGAAGAGCAGCGGTGACTTGAGGACGATGTTGACGAACCAGCCTTCGGTGCCCTCAATGTCGAATTTGTCCGGCGGGTAGCGCTTGGCGAAGACCATGCGGAGCCATGGCAGATCGGCCTCGGACATCGGCCGAACGGTGACTTCTTCTTTGGTCACCAAAAGGGGTACGTCCAGCTTATCGCTGGCGGAGGCAGGGCCACATTCGGCGAGATCGTGTTGGCGCCCACGTAGTGCTCGATCCAATTGTCGAACTCCCAGAGTTTGCGTTGCCTTGGATCGTCCAAGTCATAATCGCGCAGGAGGCCACCTATGCGCAAGCCTATCGTTGACGCTCCAAACTCGGTTGGCAGGTGCTGTAGTGCGTCATTTTGGGCGGTCTGATGGTTCAAGGCCCACGGCCCGGCCGGATTGGCGGGCTGCATCTCGTCGATGAAATATGGAACGACGCTAAACCTGTCGAGAGGGGACATTACCCCGAGGGCATTCCTATGCGACATAGCATGTTGAAAAGCGAATGTCGGATCGCTGAAGTTCAGCAACTCCAGAGAGGACATGTCACTCGCCCGGCTTATCGCGGCCTCGCACCGACCGCGACAACAGCGTTGATGCTTCCTGCGGCGGGGCGCGGGTGTTGTGCGAGCCGATTGGATCGAAGCCTTTCGGCGAAACGCGATCAACTCCCATGTCCGACGATGGGCCGTCCATCAAAAGTCCGCCCGGCCCCACTCTCGGCTCCGTTCCAAGTCGCAGCGGCCCGGCTACAGCGCGATCCGTCCGCCGGAAGCCATCAGGCGTGAGGAAGTCGGCCACGGGTTGACGCTTTACCGGCGGCCATTCACCTTGCTTACGCTCTGGCATTACTTCCTCCGTTTATGTCGGCGAGCCTTGCGGAGATTGCGCCGCGCGGCGGCTTTCTGTTTTCCCGTCGGTCTTGCCATGTGTCAAGCTCCTTTCTTGACGCTTGATCAGTCGCTCGTACATCCGCCACGGCAGCACCACAAGCGGGTCCTGCCGATCGCGCTTCAGGAACAGCAGATCATACTCGCCAAGCCAGCGCTCCAGCAGCGCAAAGCCTTCGCCGTCCTTTCGTGCCTTGACTTCCGCAACGGCAGGGGCTTCTTCCCTGCCAAACGCGTAGATGTCGAGATCATATCCCTGACCGCGAAAATGCGAAGCACCACTGAGAGGGTAGCGCTCCGCATGGACGCCAATCTCTTTGTGTGCGTTGACGATCTCGCATTCGACCCGGTTGCCTTTGCGCCGCTGGCTTGCACTCATCTTCGCTTGCTCCTGACTGGGCCAGTGCGCGCACCGGGTCGCGGACTGCGACCACCGCGTTCACGGCCACCTCCCCTTTTTGCACGTGACCAATCGCTTGGAAACGCATCATCGTGCCACGGCATTCTGCACACCGGGCCGCGACCGCCCGGATGATGTTTGCGCCGGGCCATGTTACGGGTTCCGTCGGCTGCGTCGTCCGCGTCCGAGGCCCTGCCGGTGGCCACGCGCCCGCTTGACCCGACTTGTCGGACGAAGCGTAGCGAAGCGGCCGGCGGGATCGACGCGGGAGCGCGGCCCAAGGTTGATACCTCTAGCCATCAGAGCCTCCTCATCGGTCTCATTGTGGAACGGGACGCCATGTGTGGTCCCTTGCGATAACTGTTGGGCCGGGGGACAAAGCGGGGCAGCCGCCAGTCCCCCGGCTTGACCGGGTTTGCGGCCCTCATAAGATTTCGCGCATTGTTGTGGGCAGACCCAATACGCGGGGCGGGCATTTACCGCCTCCGTGAGCGCCGCGCTCTGATCCTGCGGGCTCTGCGGGTCATTCTCAGTTTCCGTGCCATGCGGCACCGCCTATCGGCGGCTACGACGGCGCCGGCTACGCCTTCCGCGACGTTTGGCCATTTGCTCTTCTCCCATTTCTGGTGTGAGGCTAAGTTGTTACGCGCGGGCAGCGTACTCCTTTTGTCAAGCCCCGAAAAGCGTCCTTTGCTCGCCGCCGACGTGAAGCCTCTCGATCGTGAAATCCGGGGACAGGCTGGTGAGGTCGATCGCGGCTGCAATACCGCCGCCCTCGATCGGCTGCGGCAGAATGTCGGAAATCTTGCCGTCGGTTAGCTCGAAGCCGACGTCCTGCACGCCGGCCGGCACGCCGCCTCCGCTCGTCGTCACGGTGCCGGTGATGCCGACGCCCCTCCCGAAATTGTCGGTCAGTTCCAGATACAAGCGCTTGAAATTCTTGATGGTGAGCATTGCGGTCCCGGAGCCGCGCAGCGCCTTGGTCGAGAGCCGCTTCGGCAGTTGGTTGTCCGGCTGCGCAAAGAGTTGGTAGAGCGAGGTGCCGTCGGTCCCGTAGGGTATGAGGGTGCTGTCCTGCTCGTAGTGCGCAATCTGGGTCAGTTCGAGGTTCTGGCTGGCGACGGACCAGAACTGGTTTCCCTGTGTCGGGTGCCACATCAGCAGCAGGTTTCGCGTCACGCCAAACGGGTCCTTGAAGCGCCCGTTGCAGAGCAGCACGCGGAAGCCGAACATGGTTGCGGTGCACATCGTCGGCAGATAAAGCGACGTGTCCAGCGTGTTGTAGATGTTGGTGACCTTGCCGCCAATCTCCTGCGCGTCGCCGCCCTGCATCAGATAGATGCCGGCGCCATTGTACATCGTCATGTAACGGCCGATGCGACCGACCGGACGCGGGAAGCGGTGGCCGACTTGCGGATCAATGTTGGCGTAGTTGAAGTTCGTGACGTAGGGCGATCCGGTGGCGCCTGTGCCGGACAGTTGGATGTTGCTGATCAGGTCGGTCGAACTGTCGCCGAACACGAACAGGTAGCCGGCCGACGCCGCCATGTCCATGAAACTGTAAGTCAGCTTGTCGCCGAAGTAGCCGAACGATCCGCCGCCGTTCGTGGTCGAAAAGTCGGCCCCGTTCGAGGGCGCCGAGAAGCTGACGACATCCTTGCCGGCAACGAACAGCCGCTCCTGATAAACCTCCATGGTGTAGATGCCGGGCAAGCCAGTCGGCATGACAGTCACCGGGGGAGGCGGAGTGATCTCGGCCGCATCGGTCAGCCAGTCCGGCGCGGTCTGTCCGGGCGAGGTCAGCACCTGACCGTCCCATGCGTAGAGCCCTTTTGGCGAACCGAACAGCACGCCGCCGCTCTGGCCTTGCACACTGCCGAAGAAGCGCGGGCGCCAGACCTTGGCGCAGCCCCAGTATTGCGGCGCGATCGGCTCCCAGATCACGCCGATCCGCGTGACCGTCTTGAGGTCGAGATCGACTTGGTCGATGTTGCCGTCGGATAGAAACATCCAGCCCAGACGCCCGCCGTTAGCGGGGCCGGGTGCAGCAAACTGCGGAGTGGGATACCCGATGAACCCGAGGAAGATACGTAGGATCGTAGTGCCCGCTGGAGCGGTGTAGATCGCCGGGCCATGGCCCCAGCAGGAGCGCAGGTTTCCGGGTCCGATGGCGAACAGGTTCTCATTCCACCATTCTTGTTGATCATCTATAGTGCCCCGTGTAGCCTGTTGGTTCAAACCCCTAAATTGATCCAGCGTAAAAATTTCCGGAGGATTTGCGCTTTGTATAGGCATGATCTGACCGCCGCCGACGTTCGTTCACTTCTCGATTATAACCCTAACACAGGCGCGTTGACTTGGCGCGCTACCAAAAGCGGCCGTCGCCGCAAGGTCGCTGGAACGACTGGAGAATGGGGTAACCACGGGAAGCGCCGCCGCACTATCACCATCGATTATGTAATCTACAAGGCTCACCGGATCATCTGGCTTTGGATGACTGGCAAATGGCCGACGCGCACGATTGACCACGTCAATCGCAATGCGCTCGATAATCGCTGGAAGAATTTGCGGCTTGCTACACCGTTGCTCCAAGTCACAAATCGAGACATGCTCAGAAACAACAAAAGCGGCACGACCGGCGTTTTCTTTGATAAGTCCAAAAAGACAAATCCGTGGCGTGTTGAGGTGCGCAATACCTACGTCGGAGTGTTTCCCACCAAAGAGGCAGCCCGCAAGATCGCTAAACGTCATTTTCTTCCCAAGGAAAAATCCTAAGTGTCAAGTAAAATGCTTGACACTAATTTGTCGTATGCGCGTTGGACCTGCGCAAGCATCTGACCGCCGCCCTGTTCCTCCAGATTGGCGATCTCGATCAGCAGCAGATCGAACATATCCTCTCCCGAAAGCGGCATGATGGTCTTCATGTCGAGGCGGTTCACGACGCGATAGGGCGGCCCGTCCTTGACCGCCTCAACCAGCGCCGAGGGACGATTGCAAGAGGAGAAGATGAACGCCAGCCGCTCCGCGAGCGGGCCGATCAATTCAATGATCTCAACACGGTCGGTGAACGGCACGGCTTGGTGGCGAAAGATGTTGGTGCCGTAGATGGAATGAAACAGCCCCGCCAAGCAGACGTATTCGGGGGCCTTGCGCTGTTTCAGCAGAGCGTAGGTGCCGACAAGATGGTCGAACAGCGTCCGGCCGGAATGCTTGACGCCGCCGGTGCGCGCGCGGAGGAATGTTTCGATCTTTTCATCCAGCATCGGGCGTGTCCGTCTTGAACATCAGCGTGACGCGCAGCACCGGGCAGGTTCGCGAGACCCCGCGCGCCACATGCGGGATCGTGCCGTCAAACATCAGCATCCGGTTCGGGTGCGGATAGACGCTGGCGACAATATCGGTTTTGCCTTGGTTGAAGAAGACGGTTTCACCGCCCCAGTCAGGATGCCATCGCTGGTGCGGATAGTAGATGGTCGTATAGGTGCCCGGCAGCGTGCTGTCGGTGTGCAGCGTGCCGTCGCTGCCATAGGCGGCGCCATTGGCGTAGCAGCGGATCAGGCGATGACCCGGCAGCAGATGCTCCGCAAGGTGACGCCAGAAGGCGAGGATGATCGGAACCGCCGCTAGCTCGTGCTCGCAGTCGTAGGCGTCATGCTCCGCAGTGCCGGGCCGGTAGCCGCCGAAATGTCGGTGCCAGAATGCAAAGCTGTCGGTCTTGTCCTGCGATTTCCAGCCAAATGCCCAGCCGCCGGCATGCAGGAAATTGTTGACCGCCCGACGTTGTTCGTCCGGCAGCACGTCATTGTGGATGCGATAGACGAGTTCATCCGCCATCGCCGCCGCCGCCGCCGTCGCCGCCGCCGCCGTCGCCACCGCCGGTGCCGTCGCCGCCGGTGCCATCGCCGCCGGTGCCGTCGGCACCATCGGTACCGTCGGTGGCGCCATCTTCACCTTCTGTCCCATCTTCGCCTACGACGCCATCGAAGCCGACCGTCGAGGGGCCGACGGGAGCGCCCATGGGGCCACTAAATCCCACCCCCGAGAGCCCCGGGCCGAATGCCCCTTCCGGGGCTCCAAACGCGCTCGGGGCCGGACCAACCACTCCGCTTTCAGGTGCCCCGAAAGTGGCAGGTCCCGGTCCACCGAAGGGGCCGCCGCCATCACTCGGGGCGCCGCCACCGCCACCGCCACCGCCACCACCGCCGCCGCCGCCACCACCGCCGCCGCCGCCACCACCGCCGCCGTCCGTGCCGCCGCCTGTGCCGCCGCCTGTGCCGCCATCCGTACCTGCACCACCGCCAAAGCCATCACCGCCAAAACCACCGCCAAAGCCATCACCGCCGCCAACGCCGCCAAAGCCGCCGCCCGCGCTGTTAAACTTTCCGCCGCCGCCATAGGGATACCCAGCACCGCCGCCGGCCAGTTGGGCGAGAGACGGCGAGAAGCTTGCTTGGAACTGGGGTTGCAACTGGGGCTGGGGCGCGAACTGAGGTGGTTGGAAACCTCCGCCACCCCTACCAAGAGCCCACTGATCCGGAGACTGGGGTTGAGGCTGGGGTTGGTACTGGGGTTGAGGCTGCGGCTGAAACTGGGGTTGCATCGCAGGCTGACTTGCCGGAAGAACCCCGCCGCCCCTACCAAACGCCCGCTGATACATGGGTGGAAGTGGCATGTCACGCACTCCTGAGTGTTGCGCCATATGCGTTCGCGATGAACTGCGGACAGACGGCGGCAGCGCACATCGGCAGTTCGGTGTTGAAGAGTTGTGCCATCGCCTGCGCGTCCTCCCGACGCTGTTGCTGTAGCAGGCACAGCACCGCCGACCAGTAGGCGATCGCGTCGTTCCACGGATAGGGGATCGGCTCCGGGTCGTTGTCGGTGAGCAGCGGGAACGGGATGCATGTGAGATCGACATCCATCGGCATTTCCATCGACGGGATCGGCGCGAGATAGAGCTTGCCGATCGGGCCGTCGTTCAACTGCGCGTACCAACCCGGCTCGCTGATCGCACCGTAGAAGGTGCCGTTGTAGATGCGGAAGCGCGCCTGAAAATCGGTCCACACGACGCGGCGCCACATCGGCTTCCAGCCGCCTTTGCCGATCGCGATCGCGAGCGAGCGGCAGGACAGGATCGACTGCACGCCGGTCATCTCCTGCTGCACGAGGGCATTCCAGTCGGAGAACGGATAAATCTCCTGACCCGGCTTAGTCATGGTTCCGGGAGGGACGACGCGGAGGCACCCGCTGGAAGCTGCCACCCTTCGGCGAGCGCGATTGATGTAGCTGGTCAGGGTTGGCAGGCTGAAGAACTGCCCCTGCGGATCGTTCAGGAAATTCTGCGTCTCCGTGATGTATCGAGACAGCATTGCCGTTGCCTTTCGCACCCAGCAGTGTTCCTCCGGGAGCATGTGGACCCCAACCGTTCAGTACGATGGGCGGCGTCGTCACGATCATATTCGGTGGTGGCGGCGTTGTCTGTACGCTCACGGGCGGGTTGGGGAACGTGGTGGAGAAGCCGGGGAACACGATCGGATGGCTGCCGCCGATCACGGGCTGCGTAATCCCGGCCACGGATGGCGGGACCGCAGCGGCGGCGACGGCGGGTCCGACCAAAGGTCCAACCGGCACCGGGACGGGTGTGTGGCCGCCCGTCGCGGGCGGGAAGACCGGCGGCGGCGGCAGCCCGAATGTCGGCGGCGGGACAATCGGCGTGAAGGCCGGGAACACGGCGGTGCTCCCTGCCCAGTAGGTGAAGAACTCGGCCCCGGATACGCCCGTACCGTCCGGCGTGGTGACGCTCACGGTTACCGGACCCAGAGCGTGAGCCGGCGCCGTCGCCGTGATCGAGGTGTCGCTGACCACAACCACGTTGGTCGCCGGCTGGCCGCCGAACTGAACGGCAGTCGCGCCAGTAAAGCTGAGGCCGTGGATGGTCGAGCTAGTGCCGCCGGCCGGCGGACCACGGTTCGGACTGATGCTGCTGACAACCGGCACTCCCAGATAGGTGAAGCCCGCTGCCAGCGTGCCGGCTCCGGTCGGCGCCGTGACAACGACATCGGCCGCGCCTGCGGCGTGTGCCGGCGTGTTTGCAGTGATCGAGGTGTCGCTGACATCGACTATGTTGGTGGCGGCAATGCCGCCAAACGTTACGGCTGTTGCGCCAGTGAAGCCGGTGCCGGTGATGGTCACTGGCGTTCCACCAGCAATCGGACCCGTGTTCGGAGCGAGGCTGGTGACAACCGCTGCCATTTACCGCCTCCAGATGGGCTGCACCTGCGGCGGGCATGGTAGCGGCTGCGCACAGGGATTTCCGATCAGGCCGGTGCCCGGTGCGCGGGTCTCGCTCTCGTAGCGCCACGGCAGACGCGGCAACGGAAACTGACCCTGCCACCATGGCGGAACGCAACTGTTCTGCCACGAATAGGGCGGGTCAAGGTTCTGCGAGCACGGGATGACGTAGTGCGGCCACTGCGGCGGACAGGCGATGGGTCTGGCGAAAGGCGGTCCCCACATGTGTCACCTCTACGGAGCCGGCGCGGCCGGGAAGCCCGGTGCACCACCCGTGATCCCGCTCAGAATGACCCCGGTCGATGGCTTCGAGCATACGAGGTTCAGCGCGGTGAGCGTCAGACCGACGCTGGCGATCTGGCCTTGCGGAATGGTCGAGTACCAGCCGGTCCACGCGAAGTTGGCGTCCTCGTGAATGACCAGCGTGATGTACTTGCTGTTGAAACCGAACGCAGTGCCGACCGGACAGTTGAGATCGAAGAAGATCGGGGTGTCACCCAATAGAAGCCCACGGAAACCGGAATTGACCGGATCGTCCTTGCCCCAGCGCGAGGAGGGATCGTTGTTGTAGCGTTCTACCGACATGAAGTCGGTGAGCAGTGTCGTCCAGTCCTCGACGCTCGTCACCACGAAATCGAGCGCCTCGCCGCCCGAGTGTTTCACCGCCTTGAGCAGCGCCGGGATGAACGTTGCTCGGGTGAGGATGGCGCCTGCGGCCGGCACGCTGAGCCCGGCCCATGCCGGATAGGTGGCGCGATCGAGGCCGCCATAGACGCCGGTGGCGCCATAGGCGTCGTTGAGCGAGAACATTTGCAGGACGTTCGTGGTAGCAGGTCCGAACAGTGCCCCGGCGAGCGATGCCAACGCCGAGTTCTTCATGTCGTTCAGCTTGAGCATCAGCCGCGAGGCCACCGCGATGGCGTCCTGCGTGACCAGTTGCTCAAGGCCAAGCGAAGTCACTGGCGTTGCCAGCGCACACATGTTGAACTCGGCGTTGACGGTTGCCGCTACATCTGCGGGTAGGTTGAATTGCCCAGCCGGGCCGATCCAAGAACTCGTTACATATTGCCCGGTCTGCACCGGCTGGGTGTAGGGCGATACGCCGCCCGAGGCGCGGATGGCATTTCTGAGGAGTAGCGCCAGCAGCGGGTTCTGCCGATAGAGCAGCACGACCACCATTTGAGAGAACACGCGACGCACGGTCGCTTGCAATTCGAGGCCTATCGGGCCACTCGGAATTAAGCCGGTGCCGAGGACGGGCATGTGTCAAGTCTCCTGCTTTACCTGTTTCGCTCCCGCTCCTCGTCGGTGCGGATCGCTTTCATGATCTCGTTCCGCCCCCACGCCTCCGGGTCTTTGGCGATCTCGCCAAAGCCGGCCTGCTTCTCGTGGTGCCAGTAACCGCCGTCGAAGGTCGCATCCGTCGGTTTCGGCTCCTTGCTCGACAACAACATCGCGGCGGCTTCATAGTCGCCGATGTTGCGATCGATCATCAACTTCTCAAGCCGCCCCATCGCATCGTCGGTGAAGCCGTGCTTGTCCTGCGTGGCCTTGCGGATTTTCTTGAAACGCGCATCCTCTTCCGCGCGCAGCCGCCGCTCCTCGGCTGCCTCGCGTTCCTGTTTTTCCCTGTTGAGGCGATCCTCGACGCGGTTCTCGATGTCATAGTCGGGGATTTGCAGCGTCGGATATTTCTTCTTGATAAGCGACTTGGCTTCGCGGTTGAGCGCCGGATCGTTATAAATGCTCTCGACGAAATCGGCCACTTGGCGCCGCGCCTGCAGAAAGTTGAACTCTTCATCGCTTAGCTGTCTAGGCATGGTCTTTACACCCTAGCTGTTGTTGTTCTTCCCGCCTATGGAGCCTTGCAGGGGCACGCCACCTTCAGGTTTCGGAACCACCTTCGGTATGGCGCCCCACTCGGAGATTTCGCTCTGAGTATCCACCTGAAGGACCGTCCTTGGAGGCGTCTCAGGCGGCGAAGTGATCGGCGGATCGTAAGACCTGTTTTGAGCCATGTGTAAATCTCCTTACTTGACATCCATTTTTCACGCCCCGGGCAAAGGTGTTGAGGGCGATGGCGCCTGATCGCCGGGCGGCTGCGGGCCGCCACCGGTATCCGGTGTTGACGGCGGGCCGCCCTGTCCGCCGCGCTGCGACATGAGTTTCTGCATCAGCGCATTGCGCATGGTCGAGCGCAGCAGGTCCATCAGTTGGGTTTGCTGTGCGCCGGCTGTCGGGGCGCCTTGCGGCAGATGCTTCGACAGGCGGCCGATGGCGTTGACACAGTCACGATGCTGCTGGCTGCCGGTCGCCAGATTGGGCAGACAGGATTGCAGCATATCGACCGCTGTTTTCATCTGCATGATGCCCTGCGCCATGTTGCCGGGGCCGGGCGCCGAGACCTGCGGCGACATGCGGCTGCGCATCAGGCCGGCGAGGACTGGGCCGCCACCGGGCTGGCCACCTGCTCCGCCGCCGCCTGCACCGGGCGGGGGTGATGTCTGAGGATCGGTGTCCGTCATGGACATAGCGTTCACCCTCTTAGCCGCCCCACCAGCGGGGGCAGGGGCATTGGTCGCCAGCGGGGCGGTGCCTCCTTTTCGAGGAGAGGCGGCCGGAACCTACACCCTCATCCCCGCTTCCGTCCAGCCTTCCCCGCCTGCTTGTGCTGGCCGATCCCGATGACGTCGCGTACCAAGTCCTCCTGCTTCTGCTCTTGCGCAGCCTTCGCCTGATCTTTCTGGCGCTGCCGCAAACGGGCGAGCAGCAGTTCGGCGCCCGGCGGATGCAGCATGTGGATCAGGTCCTCGCTGTCAATGGCGCCGGCCCGGGCGAGTGCGATCGCCACTTGCCGGTTGTCCTCGGCGAATGCCGGCGAGGCCGAATGGCTATCGACCTGCACTTGGAACCCTTCCGGCATATCAACCAAGGTGAACTCGGTTCCCTTGTCGGTGACGTAGATCGAGGCGTCCATGGCCTGCATGATGCGGAGCGCGAGATATCCGCTGGTGGCAAGCTGACGTTCAACGCGAGCCGCTTGATCGATCAATCGGGGGGATGATGTCCGAACCAACGTCTGCGCGTGAACGCCAGCACGCACGCCCGGCTCGCCCTGTCCACCCATGATTGGCGAAAAACCGGATGCCTCGTCAAACAGCTTGAACAGGAACTCCAGTTCCTGAAGATAGTTTTCCGGCGGCGGTTCGACCAGCTTCGACGCCTTGGCGTTCGGGTTGGGGTCGTTCATGAAGCCGCCTTCGTTGATGATCTTGAAATATTGCTCCTCGGTCACCGACGTGAAGCCGGAAAGGACCTGCGGCGCATTGACGTTGCGGTCCCACATCACCTTGATGTCACGGAGCCGCTTGGTCAGCACGTCCTGCAACATCTGCACATCGGCGACCATGGAGCGGCCCCAGAAGTAGCCCGGAGTGGCCTGCGCCTGCACCTTGATGAAGGGCTGGTGGCCGGGGACGCGCGAGATGTTGCGGCGCTGGTTTTCGCCTTCGATGATGATCATCTCGGGGCCGTAAACCGCCTGAATTGTCGTATAGTCGCCCTGTCGCTTGCTGTCCTTGACCCAGAGTTCGCAGAGTTTCACCGTCGGCTGGAATTGCTGTTGCGGTCGCCACGGGGTCGGGACCGGGAATACGTTGACGATGCCGGCCGCCGATGGCTGATCGCCAACGTCGCCCAGCGGCTGGAGGCCGCCGACCACCATCTGGTGGAAGTAGCTCGGTTCCATCTCTTCGCGCTTGGACGGCGAGGCGTCGAGGATGCGCTCGAAGATCGCTTTCTTCTTCGGGTGGTCGATATCCTCCAGTATGGAGCGCAGCCGCGAGATCGTCGGATAGCTGACGTGGCAGAACGCCTCCTGCTCATCGAGATCGAGCACGGTCTCGGACATGACGCCGAAATTCTGCGGATGCACGGGCGCGAGCTTGAAGCTGCCATGATCGGACGGCATGTGCTTGAGCAAATAGCAGCCGTTGACCAGCGACCACACCGTTGCCTCGGCGAAGGTGATATCGCTGTCGGTCTGGCGATAGTCGGCTGTCAGCTTTTCGCTTGTCACCTGCGCGCGTTCGAGCACGTCCTCGGGTTCGGTGCTGTCGAAGATGATGTTGAAGCGCACATCGGTCGGCTGCATCAGGAAGCCGGCAAGGCGATCGATGAACGGTTTGATCTTGTTGTAGATCGCCGCCTGCGAGCTATAGGTGCCCATGTAGTAGTATTGATTGGCGCGGGTGTAGACGAGGCCCCGCTCTTCTGACGAGGCCATGGTCTCGTCAACAACTTCCTTGGTCCACTCTTCGAGTTCTTGGTTATTCTCCGGGATACGCAACATGGTCTTGCCAAATCCAGTGTCCGAGGTGGAAATTATAGCTACTGTAGCCGATCCTCGGCAGCACGTCGCTGTCCAGCACGTCCTGAAGCGGCGGGTCCGACGCGATCGCGATGACGTAACGCGTGCGCGGCCACGACAGGTGTTTTCCGTTGTAGGGGCCGCCGGTGCAGTGTCCGTGGTACTTGCCTTCGCTCTGTCCGATGTTCTGTTCCATGTTTCCCTCACTACCAGAGTTTTATCATTCGCCTTTTTGATGCTTCGATCAAGTCGGGTTCCGCCCCGCTCTTCAGGTTTGCCTGTAGCACGTCGAGACCGTTGCCGTACTTCAAACGGCTCTGCCGCCCGGCCGCGACCGCCTGTTGCAGCGTCTCCTGTGCCGCCGACCATGTCGAGGCCGGGACGTTGGCTGTCGTATCCTTGTAGCGCACCTTGGTGCGGTCGCCCTCCTTGCGCCCCACGGTCATGTCGCTGACATGGTAATCACTTGACGCGATCTCCTCAGCGAGGGCGTGTGCGCGTCCCGTGGCCGATCCGCTAAGTGCGACGGGTCGAAATTCCTGTCTCATAGACCGCTGCGCGCACATCGGACATTCCGGCGCTGGATCGTCAATCTGATCCATTGACAACGTCACATCCATCATGTGCATGCAATCTTCACAGGCGTAGGTGCGGACGATGGGCATGGCTACAAGGTCAATTCCTTAATGATCCACATAACGCTTTCCTCCAGCGAGGTGAGGGCTAGCGCTTGATAACGGAGCGAGCCCGGGACGTTCTCAGCCTTCGGCATCACTTTCGCATAGAGCGTTTCCAGTTCTTCGGCCTTGGTCTTGATCTGATCGTGCAGCGCCTTCTCATCGTTGGTCAGCGCGCGGTAGCGCGGCCGGAAGCGTGAAGTCGCCAGCTTGACATCGTCGCTCTGGCGAGCATCTGGTTCACCTTCGTAGACATTCGGCATGGTCTCTGCCTTTCAAATGTGGGAGGTTACTTGCTTGCCGGCCGTGCTTGACCCGATCCAGTGCATTGTCGCTTCGTGTGCCGTAACGGATGTTGCTACGTCGAGTATTCAGCTTGTCACCATCATTGTGACACACTTCTTCCCCCAACGGGCAAGGGCCAATGAAAGCGAGTGCGAGGAGGCGATGAATTGGAACGCCGGGATGTCCACCACCAAGTTTCACTCTCAGGTATCCACTGTTGAGGACGGGGGTTAATACGCGGCCCGGAAAGCGCCGAAACGCGGGTCTGTTGGTTGTTTCGCTACGCGGATCGTAAATCAAACGATCAATGCTGCGAACGCGGCCAAGGTCTGAAACCTCGTAACCGGGATGGCCGGGGATTGCGCGCCATTCTTCCATCAGAATTTCTCGTGTCGTTGTCTAGCCTTCCGGTTGATTTCGGCCATCTTCTGGCTAAAGGCGAACGAGAGCAGGGTGCCCGGGTCTTGCGGCGGTCGCTCGCCCTGAACCGCGTCCCACGTCAGTTTCCTCGCGATCAGTCCGGGCCGCCGCCACTCGATCCACGCATGATGCGCCAGAACCAGCGCCGAAACCAGATCATCGTTGACGCCGGTATCGGGGCCGGCGCCGATCCAGCCGCCGTCCTCGATGATGGCCTGTAGCTGCTGCACCAGCCGGGGCGATCTGATTTCGACGCGCCGCAGCATGAGACTGTCGCGCACTTCCGAGTAGACCTGATGCTTGTTGTCCTGATTGGCCTTCCACGCGATGACGTTGCCGGCGCCGCCCAGCGTGTCGGGCCGCTTGTACAGGAACCAGCGCACCGCGCCGATCATGTCGAGAATGCTGCCCGTGCCCGGGTCGCCTTGCAGGATGCCCTGCTCCGCAAGTTGCCGCAGATTGCGCACCTCGGGGAGCACGGCCGCGCCGACGCCGGTCACTTCGAGGTTGGCGAGGTGATCCCGGTACGCGCCGGCCATGTGCGCCAGCACCCATGCGAGTTGATAGGTCAGCGGGCGGTTGGTGCGAAACTCGGCGACCTGCACCACCTTGTCGGCATAGCAGCGCAGCACCTGAATGGCGTGGTCGTTGGCGTCACCGCCGCCGCCGCCGGACGGATCGACGCCGATGGTGTAAAGGCCGTCCGGCACAGGCGGCTCGTAAACCCGGAGCATGGCCTCGTCGCGGTCGGATGTCGGTTCGATATGCGAACCAAGGAACGTCTCCTCGAAAATGTACTTGTAGCCCTTGTACGGCGCGCCCTGCGCCAAGTGCTCGCCGATTTCCAGCGTGCGCTTCGCGGGGAAGAAGCCAGAGCCCGACGCGATGAAGCATTCGCGCTCATGCCACGGATAGTGCCGCAGCATGTATTCTTCAGCCCTGAACTCGTTCTCGCGCCGCCACCACGCGATCTGCTCTGGCTTGATCGTGTGTCCATAGTTCTGCTTGACGTAGCGCGCTCGCTCGATCTCGTCCTCGGTCAGATGACCGTCCCAGTAAATCTTGTAGTCGGGATCGTTCTTCGGGATGCTGTAGGTCGGGTTGGCCCAGAAGCCGATGAAGATGAACCGCATGTGGCGGTCGGCCTTGGCCTGCTGGCAATGATTGTAAAACCAGTTGAAGCCGTTGGCGATGCTCTCCCAGATGTAGAGCCGGTGCGGGTTCTGCCGGGCCAGCGACGCCTTGAGACTTTCGACGCCGGCCAGCGACTTCCACTGCGCGCACTCGGTGGCGTGCATCATGTTCAGCGCACGCGACGCACCGAGGTCCGGATTGGACGCCGCAGCCATAAGATCGATGACAGAGCGGTTCGCAAAAGCCATGCCAGAGCGATTGTTCTGTATGAGCTTGTGCTCCGGGCCGCGCCATTCATCAGGTAGAGTTTCCAGAAGGCTCGCAAATATGCGTCTAAGGCGCTCAAGATTATCCGTTCGATCGGCAATGATCGCACCTTGCACACCTTCGTTGGCCAGCGCCCAGAACAGTTCGATGACGGACGATACTGTTGTGATGGCGACTTGTCGGCACTTCAGGATGACGAACTCGTGGACGCCTTCTTGCAGCCCGCGCGCCACCGCGTCGATGACGATCTTCTGCGATGGCCACGGGTCGATGTGACAGCGACCTTCCTCCTTGGTATCGAGTTCGACACTTGACAGAAGGTCATATATCCCTTGGCGGATTGTTGCCATCAACGTCGCCCGCGTTCGGGGTTCCCGGTTCGGCCACTCTAGCGTAAATGTTCCCGGCGCGTCTACGGAAGCCGCCAGAGATGAACTGCGGCGGGGCGGGCGGCCGGCTCTGCGCTTCTAGCAGGCTGGCGATCCGGCGCAGTTCCAAAAGGATCGCGTGCACATCACCGGTCCCGATATCGGGTGGAAGCTGTCCCATTTGCATCTCCTGTCATCATGGCTATATTACACATCTGCTGACCACGGTCAGCATCTCCACTATCAGACTTCTTGCCGTCGGCTTGTTCCTCGACAGCCGACGGCTTTTTCGTCACACGACCTGCCAGTCTTTCGCGAGCAGGTCGCTCTGCGAGCACAGCCACGGCACCAGATCGCTTTGGACTGTCCGGATGTACACATAGGGCAGCGTCATCTTCGAGCCGTCGTCGGGAACCTGCAATTTCAGATACATTTCCTTGCCGTTCCATCCGGAGCGAGCAACGCGCTTGCCGCTCCGCAACTGCTCCACTGCCCAGCCAATGTCGTCGTCTGCCATTTCACTTCTCCTTGCTCTGCTTCAGATCAATGATGACGTTGCCGGTGACCGGATCGTAGGGCTCACCGATCTTCGGCATGTGTTCCGGGAAGGTTGTCACGTCATGTTCCCAGCGCCATAGGCCATAGTCCCGCAACGAAGCAGCGAGCGCGGCGGTCTGCTCGGCGGTCCATTCATCAAACGGGACGGGATTTTTTCTTGGTTCGCCGTGCGCCGTGGCGGACAGCAGCAACAATAGCAGCACGCTAAATTTTTTTATCATTGCCGGTTTCCTTTGTGGGGAGGGCGGCCGTCGGGAACGGCTCGACCAGAAACATCAGGTTCTCATCGGCGATCCACTCCACCGCCGTCTCTGGCCCGATCAGTCGGCCCTTGAGCGCGACGCCGATCGCCACAATCTCGCTGTCCATCAGTTTCGCCCGCGCCGACGCCACCCGGAGCGCCGCCAGAAGAAATTCGCGGTGGGTTTCATCGTCCAGCGCGCTCATTTACAGACCTCGTACTTGATCCGCCGGCAGATTGCCCTAGCACGCTTGACGTCGTCGAGTGCCTTGAATTCGTCCGGCAAGGCCGCCATGGTTTCGTCAAGCATGTCAGTGACGTCAAGCAGCATGCTGATCAAGGTCTCGTTTTTTACTTCGAGCGTTTTGAGACGATCGCGCATCTCTAACAGTTGTTCTTCCGACTTCATGATCGACCTCTCGCTTCTGGCGGATACGTAACGCCCTCGCCGAACTTCCATTCAAAAACCGTGCAGTCGCCGTCATCGGTGATGATGACGCGATCCACAATGCCGTGCCGCGCCGCCACGTTGTGGGTGTAATGGTGCGCGACCTCGACCGCTTGCTTGGCGTCAACGAAGCGACGCACGTATTCATACGTACCATCCTCGAAAAACTGGCACACTGAAAATTTCTCGTCCGTCTCGTTATCCATGCTCTCTCTCCACTATTGCAGCAGGTCTGACAGCTTCAGCAAAACGACGGAAAAGCGTCCCGCGTCGCCGCCATGTTCGCGATGCTGTCCGGCTTGGTAGGCTGCTCGCGCCAGTTCTTTTAACCGTTCGACCGGCAGCATCAGATAGAGCAGCGTCCTGCCGTCCCGGCGCAGTTCATGAACCCAGTAATCAGCTTCCGTCGTTGCGATGCCGGATGGCTGGCCGTCACAGGCGTATTCGATCGCGATGTTGCCGGTCTGCTCCCATTGCCACGTTTCCGACTTCAACTCGATTTTTTCAATATTGGCGGCGCAGAAGATTTCAGCCAAGCATCGCTCCCGGATCAAGGCGTCCGACAGTTGCAGATCGAACTTTCGATCTCGGTTGAAAATGATCTTGCCGGTAAACGGATCGCGATCGGGCTCTGCCATGATACGTCTCCACTACTGACCTAATTGAACCGGAATTTTTTTATTTTTTTGTAATCGAATTCCGACTGAAATTTTTTTTGGGATTTTTTTTGTCAAGTGTTCCACTTTACATTTTTTTTTGGTCCAAGTCAAGGGGCGGATGCCAGCGGGCGCAGTCTGACCGCCGCTTGGGGACGGCGAGGAGGGGCGCCCGCTGGCTTTCGGCAGTCCGTCTGCCGTCCCTTATGGCCCTCCTCTTAGCGCAGGAACTCGGTTGCGGCTTCAGATTTACATGGCGCGTCGGTTTCCTTCAGGATGAACCGAACATCGACCACGTCGCCATCCTTCAGTTCGTCCCAGTGCCATAGGATGTAGCGATGCCCGACCGGGAAGGTCCGGCCCTCCTGCTGGTACGGATCGTTGGTGATGCGGCTATTGTTGCAGCCCAGATGAGTGATTGCGATGTTGGGCTGCCCGGTGAGCGGGTAACCAACGCGGCGCATCAAGTATCGTTGCGCGTCATTGTCGGCCTGTCCGAGGTTGATGCAGAGCAGCGGGATGAAGGTCCCGTGATCCCGCAGTTCCAAAATCTTGACTTCCATGGTTCAGCCCTCCGCCCGAAGGAAAACGGAATATTTGTCTTCCAGCTCTTTCTCGGTCAAAGAGCGCGGATCAACCGAACCAAGCCAATCCAGAAACGCTTGCGCCTTGTCGTGATCCTCGAACACCGGCCCGAATGCCCACATGGACACAGAGCAATACAGGATTGCGCCGTCGGACGCCTGATCACCTTGTAAGATACGAACACCCATTTGGTCAGCCCTCCTTCACGCCGGGGCACGCGGCCACCAGCGCCCGCAGTTCGGCGTCCGACTTTCCCGCCTTGATCGCGTCGCCAAGCACATCACAGAGCTTGGTGATCGAGAGCATCGGGATTTGAAAACCGGCGATCGCGCGCGATATGCGCGCCTCCGCCATCTTTCGTGAACGTGCTGTAGACATTTTTTTCTCCACTGTCAGGATGTAAAGACGACTAGCTTACACGGCAAATAGCCAAAAGAATTTTTTTCCGCAGGAATAATTTTTTTTTGCCTTCAAGTTTCCTTGAACCGAGGCTGGCGGCCCCGGCCCCGGCCCGGCCACCGCCCGCCCGGGCGGTTTCGCCGCCCGGGCGTTCGCGTCAGGAGTGAGTGTATCCGTCAGGTTCGATCCCGAGCCACATGCCGCGCCATTCGATCATGACGCAACCCGGGCCGGGATGAACGCGGCGGCGAAACCGCCGCCATTGGATCGTTGTGACCTTGACGTGACCACCTTTGAAACTGTCCCGATATCCGGGACTGATCCAATTTGGAAAGTCGCGCTGGAACACCCGGAACAACGCGACGCGTTGCGCTCGCGTTAGCGGGGTCATGGCTTTTTGCCGTGGTAATGATACGCCACATCGGCCGCAGTCTCGAAGACGTTGTGAATAACTGGCTTAACCGGTCGCGCGTCGCTGGCCCATGCCTGCACCTCGTGCATCATGGCGTTGAACGTCGCGCCGTCAATTTCGCCAGCGTCTAGCATCTGGCCTAGCCAGACCGAAACGAGGAACACGGTTCCGTCAATCGCCGCGTCCGGACTGTCTGAGGTCTCGCGTTTTGCAAGCTCTCGCTCCCGGTCTTGAATTCGCCATTCGGCATCGCGACGTCCGTTCTTGAGACCGCTACTGCGGAAACATGGCCAGCACGCCACAAGCCCGGCATCCTTCGGGCCGTTGCACAACGGGCATAGGTGGTGCGCTCTTACGCGCGGATTATCGATTTTCATTGTTGTTGCTCCATTATCAGACCGCCAAAATTGGCTAATGAAAAAAACCGCGCGGCACAAAATGCCGCGCGGTCGTCACGTCAATCAGTTGGCCGCAAGTTCCAGAACCTTGCCTGCCACGCGTTCGAATTCAACGCGCGTATCTTGATGCGGGATCGATCGGGCATAGGCAGTCGCGGCCGTGGTCACGTCCCACAGGTTTTCTATCGGGCGATCTTCCTCCGCTATGTGCAACGCCTTGAGCGGCTCGACTTTCGACGCGCCGAACCGCTCTCGCAGGAACGCGTCCAGATGGTCCTTGTCCAATCGCTTGTCCCGAGCCTGTTCGATCGCATTCACGACCGATGACGCGGAACCGTTCGCATAGGCGATCAACGCGGGTTGCATCTCATCAAGGTAACGATCGGGAGCCCCGCCAGTGTGACGAATACTGACTTGCTTGTATTCGACAGCACCCCAAACGATCCGGTTGGCGCAGACGTAGTCGAAAAGGAACGTCGCCATTCCGAACGTCTTGGAACCGACTTCACTGTTCCACATGAACATGCCGCGCGCCACACTTCCCATCTGCCCGTTGCGGCGGTTCGGAATTTCAATCCGGTTGTGCTCGTCTGCGAGGAACACGAATAAATCCCGGTCGCTCGCGTAAAGCGTCGTATTGGCTTTCGTCACTGCAACAGCCTTGCCGAATTCGCCGGGAACCTTCCAGTCACCGCTAACCCCATCGCCGAACCGCTGTACCAGCGTGTCGAGAATGTCCGAGTTCCAGATGCGGCCGTAATTAGGTCCGGTCGCAGCGCGCACGATGTTCTCACCGCCGTTCCGCGTCAGGATGCCAACTTCTTCGACGTCTCGCGAGAACTGTAGGCCGTAGTTGACGCAGTCCGCCGCAAGCGGCGCCGGCAGTTTCGACAGATAACCGGCTGGCGCTTTGGCCAGACTGGCCAACTGCCCGAACGCCCAATTGGTGGGTTCGTAAGCCTCGTCTCGCACATCGACTAACATCCCGGTGTTGTCGATGGTTGGAACGCAGCGCAACCGGCTGGTACGGACGACCGATTGGTGGCTGTTGTCGCGAAGCGTCTCGAAATGCCGGCGCATATCGATCAACGAGGTAAAACGTTCATCGTCAGGCCGTGACGCCCATTGCTTGGAAGCTTGCATAAGTTCCATGGTAAATCTCCACTCTGGTTAGGAACGCTCTGGGAGTGGCGTTCCGTGCTAGGCCGGATCAACCGGCCTAGTGTCGGAACGTCAACTGAGCCGTGACGGCTCGTTAACAGGGTCGTCGCATTCGATGACGCGGGTTTCTCGAACCGCCGTCCATCGATACGCCAAATCGCTGACATACAGTTCCGCTTCCGCTCTCGTTTCAAAACGCAGTGCATTGCCGCACCAATTGCCGGAACTGTCAGCGATCACTTCAGGTTTGAAAGACATAGTCAGATCTCCATTGTTAGGGTTTCAGTTTCATCACGGGCATTGCAGACGCGATATTCCTTCCACCGCTCCGCTTTGTCGTGACTGAGGTTCCAGAGGCGCTCTTAACGCTTGGCCAGTACTAGGCGCCCTATGCGAGATTGCGGGGTCCGTTCCCAATAGTCGCGCTGCCAACGCGTCTGCGGCGATCAACTCCAAAGGCGCACTACGCGCCCATGGTCAAGATACCGGATGTCGCCGTGATCTGTCAAGAGGATTGCTTTACACTTATCGGTTGCAGACGCGCCGATGTTCCATGCTGCAACTGCGTAAATTCGATAAAACCGACCGGGTGTCACTTGGTACCGGAAAACGCCAAAACGCACCACGGACCTTCCCCGAGCGTTTAAACCTGTCAAGTGAAAAGTGCGACACTCCGCCAGATCGTTCGCGACGTTTGTTGCCACACCCCACAGCACCCGGCATCCCTCGCGACTTGTCAAGGCCAATGATCGCGCCACGCCTCTTGACACGCGACGCTGGTTGTGGGTTGCGTCAAGTGCTGCGATTGACACGCCTTCATTGCC